TTTGATAAAATCACCCAACTCACCTATCAGTTGTTTAAACAAACATGATACAAGGTCTCCAACATTCTTTAATTGATCTCTGACTGCAACATCCAACTCTGGATCTGGAACACTAAGTTTTTCCAAACCTTCCTGTACAAGTTTATTGGTCTCTTCCATGACCACGCCCTTGATATTAGCAGTCAATCCAGTTAATTTCTTTTGTATGCGTTGTTGTACTAGATTAATTTCGTAGTCTAAATCAACGACAGCACCATCTAATTTATTAACAAATTGATTGATATCATTCTTCTCTATACCACGAGCAAACTTCATAAACTCTGCCATAGGTGCTTCTAATTTAGTAGCAGTTTCTGATCCACATTTACCATTACCAACATGGACTGTTACCTTTTGTTTCTCGTCTGCTAACTTCTGCTTTTCACTCTGTTCTTTTGCTGCACCACGTTCGTTCTTTGAAGTCTCTTCTCCCTCTTCAGTCTTATGTCCTTCATTATTTGTAGGTTTCTCGTCTATACCAGTCTCCTCATTAGTTTGAACTGTACTACCAGTATTAGCTGCAGAACTACCATCACCAGTATGGTCACGCCTTTTATAATCAGTTGATGCTAGTCTTGCAAATCCCTCTTCTTTACCACCAGCTACACCATAACTGCTAGTAGGATTCTCATCACTAATACTTCCCATGACAATAGGAATCTGTGCTGATGTGCCATCCATGAAGAATCCAACAACCCAACTATTAAGTTGTAATTGATGAACAGATCCAATACCAGAACGTTGTGAGTATATGGGTGGCATCAATACCTGTGCCCATGGTAGATCCGACGTAGGTAACTCTTTTCTATTTGGAGTATGATATCCTATAATTCTAACCTTAACTTTATTAGTCCAGTCCCAATCTCCATAATCAAAATCTCCTGCACCACCGTCTAGATCAGCATTCCAGAATTTTGCACCATCATTCTCTACCTGTCCAACCCACCAGTTGAACCCTTCTCTACCTATAAAATTAGCAATGCTCTCGTTCATTATACCTCCTCACCATCAGAGTCTGTATATAATGTGATTTTAGACGACATTTTATCTTCACTTGATTTGAATGTTCTTTCAACTTTACCAATCACATATTTACCAGAAGTTGCAAAGTCTTGCTCTCGGTCACTTGTACCTTTATATACATCTAACTGCACCACCTCACCTATCTCTAATGAATAATCTGCAACAAGTTCTACTACGACTTTTTTACCGTAAAATAATTTTTCCCTTAAACTGGATTGTGAAAGTTGTTTTGTGAATCCCTGTGTATATGTACCTTCAGTAAATAATGCAGAGTCAGATAATTTAGACATGATTCTAGTATATGTTACGTTGGTGTCAAACCCCTTGTAAAATTCTGGTACTCTCCTTGAGTTCATTACACTAACGTCTTGATAATATTTATTGATACTAAAAGGATGTTGCTCAAATTTCATATCTTTTATATCTAATGTCATCACATTACTAGAGTACGAACCTAAGTTCAACCCCTTTAATAGATCAACTGAAGTTTCGACAGTTAGTTTGTCTAGAGCAATGATACCTGTATCTTCTTCATCCTCTAACTCTCCACCTTCATGCCCTACAACCATTCTCACTACTGGTTCTTTACTGGCAAATGAATCGTATGAAACAAAATTATATCCTGATCTTGTCTCATAAAAAGCATATCCTGCAGTTGCATTTTTACCACTACCTTTTGTAGCTGGTATTGCCTTGGTAGCTAACCATCTTATTGCAGTGAATGGGTTCCAGTACGGTGATACAAATGAGAAATTATTGACTGTTGGTTCAAAGTTTAGTAATCTTTCTTCGGGAACACCAATCAAGTCTATCATTATTTCTTTCTTTACAACACGATCTATTTTATTACCCATACCTTTACCAAATCTACGTGATATTTTATTAGCAGCATTGTTTAAAAAATCAACTCTACACATCATCAATACTGCAGATGATTTACCACCTATATTTCTCCTGTCCTGTATATCGTATATAACAAAGTCTCCTCCAATCTCAGTTGCACCTTCACTGTCTCCAATACGAATGAACACGTTTTCCATACCTGTTAGTTCAGATATAAAACCAGTCTCACTATCTGTAACCTGTATCTCCATAAGCATAGTAGCAGACATAATATCTTCAGTATATTTGACATATAGTACCTGATTAACTCCAATGGGAGGATAGTCCGCAATGAAGAATTGGTAAAGATTAAAATTTGACTGAGTATTAACTGACATTAGAATTGAGAAGTTCTGTTATAAAGATTGAGGTATCCAGATCTATTGATCTTTGGTTGAGCAAGTTCGCCACCCTCTTGTTGCATAGGTGGTGGACTTGGTGCACCTGCAGCAATAGCAGCACCAGTCCCTGCAGCAACATCAATCTGTTTCTGTGTCTTGGAGTCAGCACTCTCTCTATTCTCTTGTATAGTTTTATCAGTCAGTTCTGTTAAATTTACTTTCTGCTCAGTTTTTGGTGCAAATATATTTTTGATACCACCGAATGCTTTCATACCAAGTTTCAAACCCATGCCCATGGGTGTCATAGCAAATGCTTTCTTTGCTATACCACCTAGTCCATCTTTACCCATCTTACCAGCTAATCCTTTTGCACCCTTGAGTAATCCTTTGCCCGCATTGAATGCCATACCCATAGGTGTTAGACCAAACAACTTAGATGCCATTGACCTAGTTTTCTTGACAGGTTCCATAGCTCTGCCTGAGCCATCACCCATACCTATACCGTCAGCAGTTCCTGTATATGGTGCACGTCTTCCAAATGTAGGATCTCCAGATGCACTAGGTAACAGGTTTTGTTGTGGTGCTGATGGTAGTTGTGGTTGATCTCCACCACTTGCAGAGTCTCCTCCACCACCCATTTTACCTCTGACAAAGTTAATTGCCTTGGCAAGGAGACCACCAATAACTGATCCTTTCTTATCGTCTTTCTTATCGTTATCCTCTTCATCGTTTGCTACTTCAGCACTAGCAGCACCTAACTTGAATGAGTTAGATATCTTAGATATATTTCTATTCAATATCTTAGATGCTTCCTTACTTGGTGCAGGGATCTTCTCCAATAAATCTGTCATTGCAACAGCAGCAGATTTAGCAGGAAGTGCTAAGGCATCCATGAATGCCTTCTTCATCTTAGGATCTATCTCAAGATTATCTTCTAGATCTTTTTTGACGTTTTGTTTGACATCATCTTCACCTATACCAACATCCTCTAATGCATCTACCTTTGGTGATTGCTCAGGTGCTGCATACTTTGCAGGAACTGGTTTGCCCTGTGCTTCAAGAAATTTCCTTACTCTCTCGTTCTTATCATATATTGTGTTACCATCTTTATCTTTACCTTCTGCTGCTATTGGATCTGGAATTAGTGGATCTAGTGGTTGTGTTGTGGGTGTAGGGGGTTTTATAGTTTCTGTACCAGAAGTCTCTGATGGAAGAGCTGGTTTTGATTTGCCTGAGCCCAACTTCGGCATCTTGAAAGACTTAGCAAGTTTTGCCTTGTCACCTATGAAACTGCGTATCCCTTTGCCTACATCTGTCAGTTTATCGGTTGCTTTTCCTACATTGTCCTTAACAGACTGTCCAGCTGCACCAAGTTTTTCACCAGCTGCTTGTGCTGCTGCTGTAGTTTTATCCCCAAGCAACTGTGTGTTCTTGCCTATAGACTTGCCTACTTCTCCTGCCTTATCTCCTATCTTCGTAGCAATCTTTTTAGCACCGTCTGCTATGTCACCTAGTTCTATCCCAGGCTCAACCTCAGCTGACTCCAATGCATCAACTTTATCTTCTAACAATCCAACACGTTGTACCACACGACGTTGTGACTGCAGAGATCTCTGCATCATCTCATGTGATACGCCCTTATTTTGTTTATCGGAATCGCCTGGTAATTTCATTTACTTTTCGTACTTTAGAACGTATTTGACACCCTTGCCCATAGGATCAATTGCATCAATAGAATCTTGAATGTCACCTTCATGCATCCATTTATATACTATAATTTCTTTAGGTGGCAAGTTGACAGGAACAATTCGTGGTGCAGAAACTACGTTACCTGATGCATCAGTTGATCCTTGTGTTACTGGTTCATTATTTAGAGTCTCTTTTGATCCAGATCCAGACGGTGATGATATTGCACTACCTGTTCCAGATGCAGTCTTAACAGCACCTGATGATGGTTTGCCGACTGGATCGTCAATGTTAGGTATCCATTTATTTTTGCCAGGTTGTAACCACTTAGTGTTCTTTTCGTTGTTTAGGTAATCAAAGTGTACTGGATCTCCTTCACCTTGCCATGCAAATCCAAACTTCTTACCTTTATCTCTCATCCACTCGTTTGCTTTTGAGTAGTAGTCAATATCAATTGCCCAACCTTGTCCATGTGGTGATTGACCTACAGGTGCAGGATTTATGGCGTTCTCGTCACCAGATTCAGCCGCGTTTATCAATGCTTGTTGTTGTTCTGGACTTCTATATGAAGATGTCACACTCATGGGCAAGTTTATACCATCTTTTGCTGCACGATTTACTGCCTTCTTCCATGCCTTCATAGTCGGTGGGTTCAGGATGATCGGTCTCCCATACATGTCCTTACTAGGATCTGGAACTGGTGCTGCTCCCACTTGGTTCTCTGCTTTCTTCTGATCTGGTAATACTCCCATGTCTTTAGCAGCAAGTGTAGCATCTAAACCTACTGATATAGCAGTTCCGACACCAGGTATTGTACCCGCAATACCAGATGCTGCTTCAAGCATTGCACCTTTCATATCTCCTGCCATCAATCGTTGTCCTGCAAACAATAGTCCTGCACCTAAACCGACGAATGGTATCTTCTTCAACAGTCCTTTACCTAGTGCCTTTGCACCTACCTTTGCTATAGCTTTACCACCTACCTTAGCAGCGATCTTCTTGGATCCTTTCTTTAACAGTGCCATTGATGCTTTCTTTGCACCTTTAACTAACTTAGTACCTGATGCTGCTACCTTTCTTATACCCTTTCCTACCTTTCCAGCTTTACCTTTTAAGAACTTAAGACCTTTCTTACCCACCTTCTTAAGGTTTTTTAACCCCCTTAATGGATTGCCCATGAATGATCTGTTTGACTTCTCTGGTGTTTGATCTGTAGTCTTAGTTTTTGGTGCACCAGTTGCAGTTTGTTTTTTACCACCCCACCACACTAATGGTGCTTTCAATCCAATGACTTGTCTTGGTTTTGGAACCTCACCTAGACCAAATATACTTTTTAATCTATTAGCTTCTTCTAATACACTACCCTTAGCAGGAGATGGAGGTAATGTTTTTAAGAATCCTAAAGATGAACCTATAATTAATGCTGCACCTTGTCTGTATATTTCCTCTACTGTCTCACCATAATCTTTGACTGGTTGTACAATCTCTGGTTCTTTCTCACCAACTTTCGCTATAGTCTCACGTTTGACAAGACCACCTGTTGCTAGTGCAACTTCTGGTTTCTTTTCATATGGTAAATTTCTTTGTTGTGCTATCTCCTTTATTGCTTCTACTACTACGTCTTTGTATTCTTTTTCTTTCTCGTTTGGTTCTTGTTGTATAGCATTCGTCTTCCCATATGACATATCTACAGCATCTATAGGTATAGGTGCTATAGCGGGAACTAATCTTGTGTTGTCACCAGATTCAATAGCACCAGCTACCCCGACAGCAAGGTTCTTTGCTGCCTTCTTGAAAAAACTAGTAATTATTGAAGTGTCCATTAGCGTCGGTTTTCTTCAGCGATGCGATCTCTCTCCTTTTGAAGGTGAGTTGCTAACATGTTCACATATACCTCCCGTTCCCACGGGATCATATTTTCTATATCTGTCAAACTATATTTATGGTGTTGAACGAGAGAAAAATTAGTTTGGTAGAAGACCATGATGCCCTCGTGAAAGAGGGCTATGCGAAAAAATCAGATAATCCTTCCAGTACTACCTCATTTGCAACTTTAGTCTTAGGATTCTTGACCTTTAATACATGCCTAAGTGATGGCATTGTCTCAAAGAATGATTGAATCTTATCAAACTGTGCATTAGTTAATCCTTCCACCCACTTCTTTGACTCCTCAACGGAATCTGCAGTGTAATCATCTTCACCAACATAAACTCTCTTGATACATTTGGCGACTAACTCATATGCATCTGGTTCTTCACCTATGAAATTGACCTTAGTAAAGTATTCTAGATCAGGATACTTCATCTCAACAGTAAGATCGTCATCTAATTTGATAATATTAGTATGTCCTTTGGGGAAATTAACTTTAACATCATCTACCAGAAACTTTACATCTATAGTTGTCTCACCATCGTCAGCACATGTGACTTTCATTTCAATCTCTTCACTGATTGATCTAGCACGTATCTGTAAAAATAAGTACTCGATATCAAACAGTGCCATGTCCTCTACTTTGATTTTTGTATGCAGACAGTTCTGGATAGTCTTAGTTATAGCGTCTAATATTTGTTCTTGGTCATCGTTCTCCAATGCCAATATTAATAACTTTTGTTCCTTAACGAGGAACGGTCTATACTTTACTCTCTTCTTGGTAGAAGGGACTGTCAATGTATAGATTGGCGTTGCAATCTCAGGTAATGGCATAATTTATAATTTCAGTATATTATATAGTAACTTACTTGAAGGTTAATAAGTGACTATACTCATAGTAAAATCCAACAGTTGCTTTAACAAGTTGTGCAGGACCTGCAGAAAATGGTATTGATGCTACAGTATATGGATATGCTTTCACAAGTCTAGCATTCCATGGGTTTTTATAATCTTCGCCCTCTCCACCTATCTTTTTTGGTTCGCCTTGAGGTGAATTATATTTTTCTAATTTACTAATAAACATGTCACATGCATAGTCTTCATAGTAGTTAGATGCAAATGCTCTCTTATATGGTTGATCATCATAGAAGAACTCAGGATTGCCACCAACTCCATTTGAGGTGAAGTCTTGCCATGCTCTAAAAAATCTTAATGGTAATGATGTACCATCCATAAAGAAACTAACATCTAATTCATTATATACCTTTGCAGTCGCATGTTTCTGTGTGATACCCTTATGTACTGACTTAACATCAAATGCTGAGTACGTTACACCTGGCAACTGTATCTCATTACATAGTAACTGTAAGTTTATTGTATCACCATTATCTGTTAATTTTAAAAACTCATCAAACACATTATCTTTAAAAAATTTCTCCAACTTTGGTGTTGGTTGAAAAGAAAACTGGTATAAATTAGACGCAGAGATACCACCAGACTTGCCAATAGCCTGCATGAAATTCTGTAGTCCTCTTGCGGATGCCATAAATAACCGTATGGTTTGTTATATGTATTTATGCTGAATTTTAAAAAAGGAAAGTATAGGGTGAAAAACTATAGGAAATACATGGGTGATCCTACTGGAGTTGTATATCGTTCTGGTTGGGAACATGAGGTAATGAAGTGGTGTGATGCTAATCCTAACGTGCGAAGATGGTGGTCTGAAGAGATTGCTATACCATATAGAAAACCTACAGATGGGAAGTGGCATAGGTATTTTCCTGATTTCTATTGGGAAATAGTACAGGACGGAAAGTTAAAAAAATATTTGATTGAGGTCAAACCCAAGAGACAAACAGAGAAACCAAAGAACCCAAGAAGTAAAACTTTCTTAAAGGAATGTCAGACTTATGCAATCAATCAAGCAAAATTTATCGTTGGTAGGGAGTGGGCATTAGATCATGGAGCAGAATTCATCGTCATCACAGAACGAGACCTCAAGATTCGATGGACTGGTAGAAAGTCTAAAAGGAAATAAGATATCTAAATCTAGACTTAGAGAAGAG